GCGATATCGCGCAATTCTGCATTGATCGTACGGCGGAGGCTTAGTGCGCAGAGTCTTCGCAGCGCTGCCGCTCCTATTGCTCGTCGTTCCGCCCGCCTGGGCCGGTAGCACGACGGGGACGGTGCAGATTACCATTCAGTCGCCGCTCAAAGTCGCAGCCAACCCGGCCAGCCCGACGATCTTTTGCAATGCCGCGGCGGGAACCGTTGTGACCGCGTTGAGCACGACCGGCGGCGACGGCAATCCGGTGACCTATCAAGCAACCGCCGGCGATACGACCGATTTCACGATGTCTGGAGCCAATCTCGTCGTCGGTGCGAACGGTATTGCGGCGGCGAATTGCAGCACGACACAGAACGTCACCGTCACGGCGACCCAGCCATGACACTGACCGCAGCGCTGCTGGCGATGGCGTTTGGCTATTCGATCGCATGCGACGCGCCGCCGGGTACGGTGGTCGGGCGCATCCTGATGAGCGGCGGCGACGGCCAGCCGATCAGCTTTACGGCGAGCGGCGATACCGGCGATTTCCGCGTCCGCCCGAGCGGCGTCATCGTCGTCGGCGCGAACGGGATCGACCCGACGCATTGCGGCTCTAACCGGCTGTTGACCGTCACCGCCAGCCAAAACTAAAAGCGCAAAGTGTGACCGAGATTGTCATCGTCAATCGCTGCACCGTGCTCGGCGATGCCGAGATCGCCGCGGTCGTTCCCGCCTTTCAGGCGCAGGTCGTTGAGGATTGGCTACCGCATTGGCCTGGCCGCGGCGCGGCATTGGCTTTCGCAGGTCTCGACGATACCGTGCCGGCCGGTGCTTGGCCGCTCTACATCATGGATACGAGCGACGTGCCCGGCGCGGGCGGCTATCACGACGACGACGGCGGCTTGCCGCAGGGCAAGGTCTTTGCTGCCGATGCGATGGCTTACGGCGAGGAATGGACCGTCGACGCGACGCACGAGCTCTTGGAGATGCTCGGCGATCCAGACGCCAATACGATCCTGCCGGTACCGCATTCCACCTGGCACTGTTACCAGGAGGTCTGCGATGCCGTCGAGGCCGATCGCTACGCTTACCGAAAGCCCGCTTGGCGGGGCGTGCTGCTGACCGATTTTTGCCTGCCGCGATACTTTACTGGCGGCGGCAGCGGACCATTCGACTTCGCCTTGCATCTGACAAAGCCGGCACCGGCCTTATTGCACGGCGGCTATCTCGCGATCGAGCTCGCCGATGGCGAATGGACCCAGATCGTCAAGCGGCGCGAGGATGGCTCAATGGGCCGCCGCGCGCGCCGCAACGGCCGCATCGCACGGCGTCTGGGCGAAGTTAAGCACGCCGCGAGACGATAAGGCGCATGTGACCGCCGCCAAGATCGCGCTCGTCAGCCGGTCCGGCCGAATATTGGATTCCGACGATTTCGTAGCGGATCTCGTCCCGCGCGACCACGGGATTGATGACGACAACAGGATCGTCGTAATCGCCGCGCTTGTCCTCCAAGGCGTTGATAAGCTCAAGAACGGTCATCATTGCTAACCCCCTCCTTTCGGCTCGGAGATATTAATCTATGACCGGAGTTGAAACGGCCGCCTCAGTCCTGATGATCATCAAGGAGCTGGTGCCGATCATCGAAGAGCTGCTGGCGCATCTACCGCATCCGACGACGGTCCCGTCGCAGCAGCGGCTCGAGCTCGCCAAGCGCATGATCGAGTACGCCGACGGCGCCCCGTAAACTGCGCTGTGACGAGCGTTCCGCTGCTGCCCTTGGCCGCGCTCGCGGTGCTGCTAGCGCATGATCCGCAAGAGCTCGACGCCGATTGGTTCAACTCGCTGCGCGGCCCCGAGGAGGGCGTGTCGTGTTGCGGCAATCACCACGATTGCGCGACGGTCAGCGATTACCGACCGGGGGAAATTCCCGGCAGCTACCGCGCGCTGCTTAACGGCGAATGGCTCGATGTGCCGGCCTTTGTCGTGCTCGAACGTGCCGACAATCCGACCGGCTTGCCGGTGCTATGCATCGGCCGCGACCATACCGGCCGGCCGTTTGCGCGCTGCTTTGTGCGCCCGAGCGAAGGCTGAGCCGCTCATTTTAAAGTTTCGACGAATAAGTTTACACCTCGGCCGCCTTATTAAAGTTTGGCGACAATAATTATAATAAGCGAACCCGCCTCGGTGGCGCAGCACGGCTACTATTGGAGCGCGCACTGGCGCGCGTTGCGCGAGGCCGCGCTCCAACGCGACGGCTATCGCTGCACGGTCGAAGGCTGCGACCGCCGCGCGAGCTATGTCGACCATATCCTAACGCGACCACGGGTAAGCCAGCCGACGCCCGAGGATCGCCTCAACAATTTGCGGAGCTTATGCGCGAGCCACGATGCGCAGATCAAAGAACACCGCAATGGCCGCGGCCGCGGCGGCGTCGCCGTCGCGAAAGGCTGCAACGCCGCCGGTTGGCCGTACCGCCCGCCTTCGCAATGACCAAGAAAACGAAAAAGGTGAGTTATGAACTCGCAAAGGCGGTTCGCATGCCAAAACACTTCAACGACTACCAGGTGACGAAGTTCGAGGAACTGGTGTCCCTTGTGGCCGCCGCTATGGAAGACTGGGAATACGAGATGAGTACGCGCGTTGTGGCGCGGGCTGTTCTCGTCGCCCTTGTGGAAGCTGATGAACTCCGCGAATTCCGGCCGACGTGATCCCGTTAACCGGTTAACCACGATTCCGAGCCGGCGGTGAGCGATCAAGAACATGCACGACCAGCCACGTGCTAAGAAATGGGAGTTGGGCTGGTCGTTGTGGGTCGTTCTCGGCGTGCTGCTGCCGTTCTCCTTGCTCGAAGGGCGAGCCCTAAAGAACGGCGAGCCGACGCTCAGTCAAACGGTGTGGCATGTCTCAAAGGGTTGGCCGCCATTCGGTTGGCTGACCGGCGTCGTCGTCGGATTTCTCGGCGCGCACTTCTTCTGGCCTGATCAAGGCCTGAAGAGCGACGGGCACGACGACGGTCGTCTTTGAACTTTTCGCAGAGTGGCGCGCGAGCTAACCCGAGCCGCTCGCGCAGCGCGCGAATGTCGTTAGGCGACACTTCGCCGCGTCCTGTGGAACTCGCGCTCGATCATTTGGCGCAAAAGCAGCAGACGAACTCGCTGCCGCCCCTCTTCAGCCGATGTCCCATACCATGGGCCGCAAAGCTCAGCGGTCATCGCATTGGCTTGCCACTGAAGGATCTCAAGGTACGTCATCTCAGTTCCCCTTGTGCACGGATGTCGTCAGATGGCATCGACTGCGCAAGCATCGCCTGCAGCTTTGCTAGGCTCGAGCCACGCGTGGCGGCGTCGCCGTCGCGAAAGGCTGCAACGCCGCCGGCTGGCCGTATCGCCAGCCTTAACTCCGCTCTAACAATCTCACCTTCTCGCCCGGATGAGAAATTCAAACCGTTCGATTGGCTTGGCGAGTATCGCGAGTATGCCGAACGTCCTGCTAACGCGTACCGCCGGCCTTAACCGCGGCTTTTGATAAGGGGCGCGGTTTCGCCCTAGCGCTCCGCCTCCCAGCAACCGCACCAGACCAACGCGCGTAGAGTCGCGAAATTCGAGGTGGGGGTCGGACTGCTGATTTACGGGCAGGCCGGCCACGGCGCAGGCGCGCTATAGGGCGAAACGAATTCGGCCGACAAATTATCGCGCCGGCGAGAACGCGCGTATACGAGCTGCGGAGAGGATTTTGAAGAGACAGACCGCTGCGCAGACGCCGACCGCCTGGCCGGCCGACGCCGTCGAGCGGCGCCCGCTCGCGAAGCTCGTCCCCTATGCGCGCAACGCGCGGCAGCATTCGGACGCGCAAGTCGACCGGATCGCCGCCTCGATGAAGGAGTGGGGCTGGACGATGCCGCTTCTCGTCGACGAGAACGACGAATTGATTGCCGGCCACGGTCGGGCCCTCGCCGCCGAAAAGCTCGGCTGGGCCGAGGGCCCGGTCATGATAGCCCGCGGCTGGTCCGACGCGCAAAAGCGCGCTTACCGGATCGCTGATAACCGGCTCTCCGAGCTCTCGCAATGGGATAACCTACTCCTGGGCTCTGAGCTCGCCGAGCTGCGCGACCTTCGTGTTGACCTCGTCGAATTGACCGGATTTACGCCGCTCGAACTCGACGCGTTGCTCGCGCCCGAGACCGACCCGGACGCGGAGTGGCAAGGAATGCCCGAGTTCACTCGGGGGACGAAAGTCGCTTTTAAAACGCTCCAGATCCATTTGAAAGACGAGCAAGCGGTCCGCCGGTTTGCCGATCTTGTCGGCCAGCCGATCAGCGAAAAGACCCGCTTTCTTTGGTACCCGCAAGCCGAGATCGAACGCTACGCCGACAAGCGTTACACGACCGAGTGAACCCTAGGTTTCCGATCTATATCCCGTCGAAAGGCCGCTCGGAATCGCGGATTACGATCCGCGCCCTTGAGGCGATCGGCGTCGGCTATTCGGTTGTTGTCGAGGAGCAAGAATATCGCGACTACGCCGCGGCCGTTCCGAAAGAGCGGATCCTCGTCCTCGACCGGCGCTACCAAGAAAATTACGAGGCTTGCGACGACGAGGGCGACGCAAAGAGCAAGGGACCCGGACCGGCGAGGAATTTCGCTTGGGAGCACGCAATTGCCGCCGGTGCCGACTGGCACTGGGTAATGGACGATAATATCAAAGGCTTTTTCCGGCTAAACAACAACCTCAAGGTCCCGGTTGCGGACGGGACGATCCTTCGCTGCATGGAGGATTTCGTCCTCCGCTATAAGAATATCGCGATGGCGGGCCCGAACTATTTCATGTTCGCCTCGCGCAAGCACAGCCGGCCGCCGTTCACGCTCAATACCCGGATTTATTCTTGCAACCTCGTCCGCAACGGTCTGCCGTTTCGCTGGCGCGGGCGTTACAACGAAGATACCGATCTATCCTTGCAAATGCTCAAAGCCGGATGGTGCACGGTTCAATTCAACGCGTTTTTGCAATACAAGCTCCCGACCCAGACGGTCAAAGGCGGCAATACCGACGCCTTTTATTCGCGCGAGGGGACTCTCCCGAAGTCGCGGATGATCGCTCGTCTTCATCCCGACGTTGCTAAGGTCGTTTGGCGCTTCGGGCGCTGGCATCACTACGTCGACTACAGGGATTTCGCGCGCAACAAGCTCATCCGCCGCGACGATATCGAAATCCCGACCGGGGTCGATAATTACGGGATGCGGCTCGTCCAACTCGGCGCATAGCGATGCGAGGGCGAAAACCGCGACCGACGCACCTCAAGCTCGTGACCGGCAATCCCGGCCGACGACCGTTCAATGCGGCTGAGCCGCGGCCCGAAGCCGGGCTTCCGGCGCCGCCGGCCGAGCTCGGCAGCGACGCGAAGAACGAATGGCGCCGCGTCGCGCGGCGCTTGCAAGCGCTCGGGCTCTTGACGCCGTGCGATCGCGCGGCGCTCGCGGCTTATTGCCAAGCCTTCGGGCGGTGGCGCCAAGCCGAACGAGCGCTCGCGGCAATGGCGAAAGCCGATCCGCTGACCGGCGCGCTGATGATCCGCACAAAAGAGGGCAACGCGATCCAAAACCCTCTCGTCGGCATCGCGAACAAGGCGATGGCCGATATGGTGCGCTACGCCGCCGAATTCGGCATGACACCGTCGGCGCGCTCGCGGATCGCCGGTGCCGCTGATGGCGAACAAAAAGACGATCCGGCCGCCAAATACTTCACCACCGGCTGACCCGGTTACGAGTTATGCCCTTGGCGTAGGCGCAAGCGAGATCATCGCGGGGCCGCATGTTCGAAACGCATGCCGGCGCCATCTCGAAGACCTCGAGCACGGACCCAAGCGCGGGGTGCGCTGGGATCTCGCGGCGGCGCTACGGGCGATCGGGTTCTTCGGGGAAGTTTTGCGGCTCAATGGCGGCCAGTTCGAAGGGCGGCCGTTCGAACTTGAAAAAAGTCAGAAATTTATCGTCGGCTCGCTCTTTGGTTGGAAGCGCGCGGACGGGACGCGGCGCTTTCGCCGCGCCTATTGCGAGATCGCCAAGGGCAACGGCAAGAGCCCTCTGGCGGCCGGGATCGGGCATTACGGGCTCGTCGCCGACGGCGAGATGCGCGCCGAGATCTACGCCGCCGCGGCCGATAAGGACCAGGCGAGCGTGCTCTTCCGCGATGCCGTCGCAATGCGCGAGCAATCGCCAGCGTTGGCGCGGCGCCTAACGCCGTCGGGCGGCAACCCGGTCTGGAACCTAGCCGACCTCGAGACCGCCTCGTTCTTCCGGCCGATCAGCCGGGAGAAGCGCAAGACCGGCTCGGGCCCGCGCCCCCATATCGCACTTTGCGACGAGGTGCACGAGCACCCCGATCGCGGCATCATCGAGACCTTGGAGCGCGGCTTCAAGTGGCGCCGGCAACCGCTGCTCGTCATGATCACGAATAGCGGTAGCGACCGCAATTCGGTGTGTTGGGAAGAGCATATGCACGCCGCGCGCGTCGCGGCCGGGACCCGGACGCCGGACGATGATTTTACTTTCGTCGGCGAAGTCATCGACGACGAGACGTTCAGTTTTATTTGCGGGCTCGACAAAGACGACGACCCGCTCGAAGACCCCGGCTGCTGGCCGAAAGCGAACCCGCTCTTGGGTGTGACGGTGCAGCCCGACTACCTGGCCTCGCTGGTCAACCGCGCGAAGCAGATTCCGGGTCAGCTCAACGGCATCTTGCGCCTGCATTTCTGCGAATGGACCGACGCCGAGCAGGCGTGGATGGCGCGCGCGACCCTAGAGGGTTGCCTTGCCGAGTTCGCGCCCGAGGAATTCGCCGGCGAGCCGGCGGTGCTCGGGCTCGACCTATCGGGCACGCAGGATTTGACCGCGCTTGCGGTCGTCGTGCGCACCGGCTTTGTCGACGTGCCGCGCGAGAATGGCGAGACCGCCCGGTTGCCGACGTTTTCGGCTTGGGTCGAGGTGTGGACGCCGGCCGATACCTTGGCCGAGCGCGCGCTACGCGATCAGATGCCCTATGACGTCTGGGTCCGCGAGGCCTGGCTCAACGCGGTACCGGGAAAGCACGTCCGGCTCGATTTTGTTGCGGCACGCGTCGCCGAGCTCGTCCAAGAGCTCGAGGTCGAGTGCCTCGTTTACGACCGCTACGCCTATGCGAAATTCGAGCAAGAGCTCGACGCGCTCGGTGTGACGGTTGCGCAACAGGAGCACCCGCAAGGCGGCATTCGCCGCGCCAAGGAATCGGGGCTATGGATGCCGGGCTCGGTCGCCGAACTCGAGGCGGCGATGCTCGACGGCCGGATCCAGCTTCGCGGTTCGCCGCTGCTCATATCCGCGATGATGTCGGCAGCCGTCGAGCGCGACGCATTTGATAACCGCTGGTTTTCGAAACGCAAGGCGGTCAACCGCATCGACCCGCTCGTCGCGTTGACGATGGCGGTCGGCAAGGCCGCGCAAGGCGACGGCCGCTCGGTCTACGAGGACCGCGGCTTACTGGTGATTTGAGGAGCGCGCATGATTAGGGAGCTGTGGCGCGCGCTCTTCGGGCGAACGCAGCGCGCCAGTGCCGGCGTCCCGTCTTACGGCATGATCCCGCCGCTGGGCTCGGTGCCGTCGGCCTCGGGGCTCTTGATCAGCCAGGCGACGGCGATGGGCGTCGCTACCGTCTATGCCTGCGTCAACCGGCGCTCGCTCGACGTTGCGCGCTGCCCGCCCTCGCTCTTTCGGCCGCTCCGGGACGGCAGCCGCGAGACGGTGACCGACCATCCGGTCGCGCGCCTCTTTGTGAAGCCGAACCGCGTGCAGAGCTGGTTCGAGTTTGTCGAGCAGCTCATGGTCGGGTACTTGCTGCGCGGCAACGCCTATGCGGCGATCTTGCGCGACCGCCGCGGCAACCCGATCGAGTTGATCCCGATCAACCCCGACGCCGTCATGGTGCTCGAGGCGGCGGACGGTTCGATCTTTCACAATACGAACCGCATCGGCCTATGGCAGATCGCGATGCTTAGGGATTTTCCGGTCGCGATCCCGGCCGAGGACATGCTGCATTTGCGCGGCCAGTCGTTCAATTCGCTCGTCGGCGTCTCGAAAATCGGCCTCGCGCGCGACGCGATCGGTCTCGGCATGGGTTTGGAGCAGCAGGCCTCGCGCTGGATGGGCTCGGGCGCGCGCCCGTCGGGCGTCTTGGAGTCGCCGACCAAGCTCACCGACTCGGCCGCCAAGCGCCTGAAAGCGCAGTGGGAGGCCTATACCGCCGGGATCGAGAATACCGGCCGCACCGCGGTTCTCGAGGAAGGCGTCGTCTGGAAGCCGCTGCAGCTTACCAGCGTCGATCTCGAATTTATGAAGCAGCGGGATTTTCAAGTCCTCGATATCTGCCGGTTTTTCAATGTCCCGCCGCACAAGGTCTGGGTCGTCGACCGCGCCGCGTCGATGAGTATCCCGCAGCAAGACCAGAATTATATGAACGAGACGATCGCGCCCGATTTGGAGCGCTTGGAGCAACTCTTCGAGCGCGTTTTCGATCTCGCCGATGAGGGGCTCGCGGTCGATTTCGACGAGCGCAATTTGCTGCGCGCCGACATCATGACGCGGCGCAACGCGGCGCGGCTCGGCATCCTCTCGGGGTTGACGACGCCGGACGAGGAGCGTCTCGCCGAGGGCCTGCGCGCCCGCGGCGGCGCCGCCGACGAATTGCTCGTGCCGGCGAATACCGCGGCGCTCGGCAGCGAGATGACCGGTACCGCGCCGGACGGCGCCGGCCGGCCGCCCAAAGGCGAGCCGCCGAAACCCGGCGTCGGCACCGGCGGCAAGCAGCCGAACGCGAGCGAACTCGACAACGAGGCGCCGCCGGAAGACGTCGCGCCGTCGAGTTAAAGGGAAACTCTGATGATCCGCCGAACCTATCCGCTCGAGCTCGGACAAGAGCTCGGGCCGCGCCAGGTGCGCGTCCGCGCGTCGACCGGTGCCTTGGGGCGCGACGGTATGATCGTCGTGCCGGCCGGCATCGATCTGACGCACTACCGCAAGAACCCGGTCATGCTGTGGCAGCACGACCCCGCGGCGCCGGTTGCGCGCGCCGCGTCGCTCCAAATGGACGGCGCCGATCTTTGCGCCGACGTCGAATTCGCGCCGGAAGGGGTCAGCCCCAAGGCCGATGAAATTTGCGGGCTGGTCAAGGCCGGCGTCGTCAACGCCGTCTCGATCGGGTTTGACCCGCTAGAGAGTGAGCCGCTCGACGCGAAAAAGCCGCGAGGCGGCCACCGGATCATCCGCTCGGAACTGATGGAAATCTCATTCGTGTCGGTGCCCGCCGACCGGGAGGCGGTTGTTTTGCAGCGCGAGAAAAAGGACGAAAAGCCCGAGGGCGAATACGGTGACGTCAAATACGCCGACCCGGGCTACCAAGAGGACAAAAAGCCCCGCTACCCGATCGATACGGCGGCGCACATCAAGGCGGCCTGGAACTACATCCACGAGGCGAAAAACCAGGAGCCTTACAGCGCCGACGAGGTCGACAAGATCAAGGCCAAGATCGTCGCCGCCTGGAAAGAGAAGATCGACAAGGACGGCCCGCCCTCGGCGCGCGCCGAGGAGGAGCCTGCCGCCGCGGATGCGGGGGGCGAACGCGCCGCGCCGCCGGCGATAATCCGCGGCATGATGGATGTCGGCCGGCTCGCCTGGCTGATGGATTGCCTCTGCGACGTCAAGGCGGCGGCCGAGTGCGAGAGCGCGCTCGAGGGCGACGAGTCTGAGGTTCCGGCGATGCTCGCCAAGGTTTGCCACGAACTCGGCGCCGCACTGATCGCAATGACCAAAGAGGAGGTCGCCGAACGCTGCGGGGGCGACGAGGTCGATCCGCATGACGCGCTCGGGCTCGACGACGACGATGTTGCGCTGGTGATGGCGGCGCCCAGCCCCAAAATCCGGCAATTCCGCCTCGCTTATCTGCGCGCGAAGGCCGCCTATTCGGCGGTCGGTGTCCGCGCCGGCGCGAAGCATTCGGCCGCGACGATGCGCTGTTTCCGCGAGGCGATGGACCACCACGAGGAAGCGATGGAACTGCACCGCTGCGCGATGCGCTCGCATACCCGCGCGGCGCAGATGGTCCGCGCGCTGATGGATGACGGCGGCGAAGCGAGCAAGGAAATCCAGACCTCGGCCGGCGTTGGCGAGGACGAAGGCTCGCGCTCGGCCGACTACCGTCGACGTCAAGCGGAGCTCCGCGAGCTCTCGCCAACTACTCACTGAAAAATTCTACCGCCCGTCCCCCGGGTCAAGCCCGGGGGCGAGGCGGCGCCCGCAGGGCCCTTGGGCAAGGCGACCGCAGCGTCGAGAGACGCCGCATCCCCATGATGGAGCCTACCGCATGGACAAGGTCAGCGACCTCGTCAGACAGCGAGCGGCGGCCTTTGACCGGTTCAAGGCCCTCGCCGATCAAGAGACGCTCTCGAATGAAGAGCGCAAAAGTTACGCGGCCGAAAAAGAGGCGGTGATTGCCTTAGACGACCGCATCACCCGCGCCCGCGAGGCGCAGGCGGCGGCGGCCGCGACGGCGCAGCCGGTCGAAGGCCAGCAGCGGGCTGTGCCGGCGGCGGCCAAGACCGATCGCTATGAGAAAGAGCCGAGCCTTGTGATCGGCGGCGTCGTCAAGATGCTCGGAATCGGCGGCGGCAATATCTACGCCGCGCGCCAAGCCGCGACCGACCTCTATGGCGAAGCGCACCCGGTAACGCGCGCGCTCGTCGTCTCGGTCGGCTCTTCCGGCGGCTTTATCGTGCCGCCCGATTACGTTGCCGAAATCATCGAG